CGAGAAAACATTAACACTCAATACTGATTTCTTTTTAGAACCAGTCAATCCAGATATAGTAGCTAAGGTATCTTCTACTATTTACTATGAGCCATATACTTCTCTTAGGATTCTTGATACAAGAAGTTCTGAGAGATTCGACCCTACAATACTCAAGCATGTAGAAATTACAGCTAAGTTTGGTTTCTCTTATATACCAGAAGCAATCAAACAAGCAACACTTATTCAAGCACTTCGATTATTCAAAAGAAAAGATGCTCCATTTAATATTCTTGGTAACGAACAAACTGGGCAGATAGAGCTCTTCAATAAGTTTGACCCAGATGCTAAAGAACTCATAAAGGGTTATATAAAGAACAGACTCTAATGGCTTCATCTGAGATTACTTTTAAAATCACTGGAGCTGAAAATCTAAGAAAAAGATTAAAAGCAAACAATTTGTTAATGACTCCACTTAGGAATTACTTCAATGCTTCTGGAAAAATTATAAAAGAAAAATCAAAAGAACATGCACCAGTTGATACTGGAGCTCTAAGAAGAAGTATTAAATACACAAGAATTAAAAATACTGGAAGGATTCCTAATCAAGTAAAGATATATGCAACTGCTAAGCATGCATCATTCGTTCATGGGAATCCAAATAAGAAATTTAGAATGTCTGAACCTTTTAATAGAACAAGACCACACTTCCCGCCAGTTAAAGCTCTTACTGGTTGGTCAAAGAGACATGGTATGAATCCTTATCAAGTAGCTATATCAATTGCAGAAAAAGGAACACCAATAGTTCCATTCTTAAAAATGGGTTACAGAGATTCCGCTCCAGAGCGTAAAGTACTATTATCAGTAGCAGGCAAACAAATAGAAAGACAGTTTAAAAAAGGTAGGAAAACATAATGGCAAGTTTATCTTCAATAAGGTCTGGCATAGCAACTAACTTAGGAAATATATCTACACTATCAGTATTTGCTTTTGTACCAGATTCTATTGAACCACCAACAGCAGTCGTTGGGGTTGTAGATAATATTGAGTACGATTCAACAATGGCTCGTGGTGCAGATACTTATACCATTCCAGTTTTCTTATATGTCAGTAGGGTTGATGCTCAAGATGCACAAGATACATTAGATGCATTCTTGGCTTCGAGTGGGTCTAGCTCAGTCAAAGCACAAGTAGAATCTGATATAACATTGGGTGGAGAAGCACAATCTGTTAGAGTAGTAGAAGCAGACAACTATGGAGTCTATACTATAAACAACATAGACTACTTAGGTTGTGAGTTTACGATAGAGGTAATAGCATGAGTTACATAATTATAAGCGGAATTGATGTTGGTAAAAAACGATTTGAAGCTGGTAAAAAAGTTACTAAACAAGATTTAGGCAAATCTTTTAAATGGTTGCTTGAACAGGGTATAGTAATAGATGAAAAAGATTTGGAGAGAGCTAGGAATGAAAAAGGTCATTTCATAGCTGATGACCCAGACACTCCAGAAAACGAAGCATGGGTCAAAAAGGAAGAAGAAGAATAATGGGATATGGAAGAAGTTATGGCTCTGGAAGTGGCTCAAGAAGAAGTAACCGAAGAAGAAGAAGGGGTCGTGGTAGATTGTAATGGCATTTGTTCATGGTAAAGGTACAAAAGTTCATATAGACTCAACAGACTTTAGTCAATACTTTAATAATGTTGATGTAGCTAAAACTGCTGATGTAGCTGAGACAACAAATTTTGGTTCTTCTGGAAGTAAAGAATATATAGCGGGAGAAGATGATGGAACTTTTTCTCTTACTGGATTCTTTGATGCCACCGCAGATGCGACAATACAACCATTACTCAGCGGTGGTACAGATTTTGATTTAGTTGTTGGTATTGATGGCTTAGATACTGGAGACAGAACCCAGTTCGGTGTAGCTAACATTACTAACTATGGTGTATCAAGCCCAACTGGAGATGTAGTTGCAACTTCAATAGATGCTCAAGCAGATAATGGAGTTACAGTAGGTCTCGTTTTAAATGCTGGTGCTTATACAACAACTGGTGTACAGGGAACTGCCAATGACAACTCAGCGAGTTCAACTGGCGGTGGTGGTGCATTTTTAATTGTTACTAGCGTAAGTGGTACTTCTCCAACTGGAGATGTAAAGATTCAGCATAGTGCTGATGATGTTACTTACGCAGACTTGGTAACATTCACTCAAGCAACAGGTGCGACAAGTGAAATAAAGAAGGTCGCTGAAGGCACGACAATAAATAGGTATGTAAGAGTGCATGCTACTATTGGCGGTTCAAGCACCCCAACAATAAATGCTATTGTTGGATTTGGAAGAAATAATTAATAAGGAGAAGGAATAAATGGCATTTGTACATGGAAAAGATTCAGTTTTTAAACTAGATAACTCTGGTGGCTCATTAACTGATATAAGTTCTTATGTGAACAATGTGGACTTCCCAGAGACAGCTGATGTTGCTGAGACAAGCGTTCTTGGAGCATCTGCGAAAACTTATATTGTTGGATTAACCGATTCAACAATCGGTCTCACTGGCTTCTTTGATGCTACTGCTGATGCAATATTTGGAGCAGTAATAGGTCAAAGTGCTACTCTCTCTTTTGAATATAGCCCAGAAGGAACATCTTCTGGTAAAGTCAAATATACTGGCGAATGCATACTTACAAACTATGCACTCAGTTCTCCAGTAGGAGATGTCGTAGCTTACAGTGCAGACTTACAAGTATCTGGTGCAGTTACAAGAGGAACTCACTAAGTAACAATTAAATAAGATAAGAAGGGAGATACATGAAACGATTATCTGCTGATGATATTAAAAACCTACCTTCAGTTCCAGAAGAAGAGATTGAACTCGAAGAATGGGGATTCTCTATATTAGTTCGTGGCATCAATAAAGGAATGCAAGTACAACTTGGAAAACTTTTAAACAAAGATGGTGCTGATGGATTTGATTATCAAAGAGAATTACTGAAGGTATGTGTAATAGAACCAGAATTAGATGATGAGCTTATTGACCAACTTTATGAGAAGGACTCAAAAGTTATAGATAAGATATTCTTAAAGATAAATGAATTAAATGGTGTTGGGGGTTCTGCGGAAGCAGAGCAATTTTGAGACTGATTTAGACTTAACATTTAGATTTAAACTAGCTAGAGAACTTGGCATGACTGTTGGCGAGCTTATGACTACAATGAGCTCAATGGAATACAATCAATGGATTGCATACTATAAATGGGAAACAGGAGAAATAAATAAGGCAAGAGCTTTAGCAGATGCTGAAGCCAAAAAGAATAGACAGAGATAATGGCAATAGCAGACATAGCAATTCAGATAGTTACTAAGGGTGCAGACTTAGCAAAAAGACAATTTGATAAGTTAGAAAATTCCACCAAAAAAACAAATAGTAGCTTTGCTAAATTAGCAAAAGTAGGTGGCACAGCTGGATTAGTAATAGGTACTGCATTAACTAAAGCTGTTGTAGAAGCTACTAGGGCATTTATATCTTTTGATGATGCAATGACTCAGTCACTTGCAATCATGCAAACTACTGAAGAGCAACAACAAGCAATGGCTCGCTCTGCTAGAGATGTTGCATTAGAAACTAGAATTTCTGCTGAACAATCTGCTGAAGCATTTTTCTTCTTAGCATCTGCTGGTTTAGATGCAGAACAGTCTATATCAGCTCTACCACAAGTAGCTAAGTTCGCTCAAGCTGGAATGTTTGATATGGCTACTGCTACTGACTTAGCAACTGATGCTCAATCAGCTTTAGGACTAACAGTAAGTGATGCTCAACAAAACTTAGAAAATTTAACTCGTGTTACTGATGTTCTTGTAAAAGCTAACACATTAGCCAACGCATCAGTACAACAATTCTCAGAAGCACTCACAAACAAAGCTGGTTCTGCTTTAAAGGTAGCAAACAAATCTATTGAAGAAGGTGTTGCAGTCTTATCAGCTTTTGCAGATAGAGGTGTTAAAGGTGCTGAAGCTGGAGAAAAACTTAACCAGTTACTCAGAGATATTCCAAGAGCAACAGCAAAGAATAGTGAAGAGTTTGCAAAACTTAATCTTCAGATGTTTGATGCTGATGGAAACTTAAAGAATGTAGCTGACTTAATAGAAGAACTTGACCATGTTCTAGCTCCAATGTCAGATGAATTAAAAGCATCTACATTAGACCAGTTAGGACTTAATCGTGGTGTTGCAGATGCAGTAAAGATATTATCTGGTGCTGGAGATGCTATAAGAACTTACCAAGATAAATTAGAAGATGCTGGTGGAGTAACTCAAGAAGTCGCAGACAAACAAGTCGAATCTTTACAGGGTCAGCTTGAAATCTTACAAAGTAAGTTTGGCGAAGTTGGTTTGATGATTATAGAAAAATATGAACCAGCTATGCAAGATGCAATTGGTGTTACTGGTGCATTTTTAGATTTGATATTAGGTAGAACACCAGACATAGAAGACTTTGCAAAAGGTATGGATTTAATAATTAAGGTTATGAATATACTAAACCCAACATTCCATACAAATAAAAGTGTAGTTGATGCATACAATGAAGCACTAGATAATGTCAATAGAACCATGCAACAAGAAGGTTTAATTAAAGCTCATCAAGAATACGCACAGGGCATGAGAAGTCAAGCAATAGCTTCAAAAGATGCTGAAAGAAATGCTCATAGATTAGAAGTTGAGATGGCTATGCAAAATGATACAGTACAAGATTTAACAGAATCAACTGAAGATTTAACAGATGCGACTGATGATTTAGTTAAAAAACAAACAGATGAACAGTTTGATGCATTAATGAAAATGATTTCTGCTGAAGAAGCATACAATGATATATTCAAAGAAAATGAACGACTTCTCAAAATCAGAGAAGATAGAGTTACAGATTTAGGTAAAGCTGAAGATAAATTAAAGAATGCAGAAGAAGCCCTAGCTAGAGCATCAGAAAAAGCTAATGCACTAGCTCAAGATGGAACTGAAATAACTAATGAAGAAAATTTAGCAATCTTAAGACAACAAAAAAGAATTGATGAACTTACTGCAATTGAAGATAAATCAGAAATACAAAAACTTGAATTAGCTGTTGCAATAGAAAGAAAAAATCAATTAGAAAAAGAAGCAATTGAAATATCTAATGATGCAATTCAAGCTCAAAGAGATGAACAAAAAGCACTAGAAGATTTAGAGAGAGCGAAAGAAGATGTTGCTAGAGCAACTGATAGATTTAACGAAGCTCAAAAAGAAGTAGAAGAATTAGATGCTCCAGCTCACTTAGCTGAAATAGCACAAGCTCATAAAGAACTGCAAGATGCCATAGCTGATGTTGATGCATTTGATAATTTCTTTTTAGGACTATCGAAGTTTGCTGAAGGTGCTGACAAAAAATTAGGTGATGTTTACCAGATGATTCTTAAGATTAAAAATGAATCTGGAGCACCAATAACAACTGGTGGTGGCGGTGGTGGTAATGGTGGTGGCTCGGTCATGACTGACACAAGTGGTGGTGTTGTAACAGAAGATTTAGTAATTCCAGATAGAGCAACATCTGCTGGTCGAGCTGGTTCTGGTATGGAAGCACTTGCTAGAAATAATGCAGTTGTTATTCATCAGAATATAACTGTTGAAGGTAAGAGCCCTAATGAACAAGCATTAGATATTATTGATGCTTTGAACAGAGCGAAAAGGAACGGGCAAAGGGTTATCTTCTAATGCCAGCAAGTTTC